AAGCCGAGAGTAAAAAAATAGATACTAAAAAACAATACGAAGAGGAGAAATATTATATATGAGAGAACATATAGAGGGAATATATGATGAACGTATTGAGTTTGTTTGATGGGGTGGGTGGCGATGAATAGAGATACGATTAGAGGACTATTGATAAAATTGAGGGGGGAATCAGCAGATTACTGCTTAAGAATATATGAAGCTTGGCTGTATGAGGATAATCTCGATTTGAAGTTTGAATTGGAAGAACTTAAAGATAGATTGGAAAGTATAAAAAAAGAAGCAGGTGATGTGTTGGATGCGTTTTTCAAGGAGAAATAATGATGGGTAAGATTAGCGTTAGTGCATACATGCATTGTGATGTAGTTGGCTGCGATTGGGATAGAGTTGTATTGGTAAAGTACGATCATGATGAGAGTGATTTTAGACTCGAATTGGAGAAAGCATTGTCGTTGGTAGGCTGGACATCCACGACCGCGCATCCAGAATTGCACGATAAAACAAAGAAACAGATAACTAAATTCACATGCGATAGGTGCAGGAAAGAAGGAAGGTGGGTGACTTTCGATGAAGTGTGACGAGATAGACACTCTGATTGATAAATATATGTGCGCCCTCGATACACTCACAGAGGTCGCAGAAATGGCTGATGCAGGTTATGATGATACTAATCATCCCATGTTCGGAGCAATAATACAAAGGGTACATGAATGTATGATGACCATAAAGGGGATGTGTGAATGTTAGGCGGACCGCCGTGCTCATGGGGTATACCATGCATCCATCAATTCGATACCGAAGAATATGAACCATATTGTTTTTATCCTCACTATAGCGGGGAGAAAAGAGATAATAGAAAGCAGAGAGAATCAAAGTTCTTTTACACAACATATGAGATGAGTTTAAAGGAATGTCCCTTATTCGATGATTTAGAATTTGGGGATCACATACAAAGAATGTTTGACGGAATGTGTGATTGGTGTCAGGGGGAAGGATTCGTTTACGCACTTAAGAATAAAAAGAAGTTAGAAGGACTCGATTTCGACAAGGACTTCGATAAAAAAGATTGTAGCAAATGCAAGGGTACAGGTAAGAGAATTGAATAGGACACTCGACGTGAATGTTTGCACGCGTTGCGGTAATAAGGAATTTAAGGTATTAGAAGCCAAGGCGAGCGAGACACAATATGTTGCATACGGCAAGTGTGAGTGGTGCGGAAACATGCAAATGCTTAAATATCTACAAAGAATTGGGAGCTGAGGTGATTGAAGTGGGTAAAATTTATACAAGGGTGCTGCGGCCTACATTTCCAGACAGTCGGGTTGGAAATCTTCCCTGCTTCAGATGTTTGTATGAGGGGGATAACTATACCACCGAATATAGGGAAACGAAGCATGGCGTCGCCACAATCAAGGTTTGTGGCAAATGCGGGCATAGATCAGAGATTAGTTGCAGGAGGGGATCAGATACACGACAATGTGATACCGAGTGGGCAGTGGTCAGAGAAGGACCTTAAAGAACTGCGAGATAATGGGATAAATTGGCTGGATGTACTACTGGGTGTAGTTACGGGTTCATTAATAGCTGGTATGATATTCGCAACGTTCTTTTAAACATCTTAAATAGTTTTATATATCACAACAAAGATGACACAACATGTTTAAAAATAGAAAGGGAGGTGAAATATATGGATGGTTTGAAAACGGCATATAATATTCTGCACGATATGGTATACAACGCAAGTGGTGGCAGAGAGCAGATAGAAGAGGCAATATTGTTATTAGAAGGCGTCTTATTAGAATATCCAAACGAATAAAAAATACCTTAAACTTTTTAAATAGTTTTATATACATTAATGATTATATCTGCTCAATCTCGATGGAGGTTAGAAATGAAAAACATAAGAGAAATTAATTTTGGAGTACTTGTTATCGGAGCCATATGCGTCGTTGCAAGTATGTTTTTAGGCCCAATACCTTTCGTGATAGGAGCAATATTTATTGTGATTGGTGTTGCGTGGGGGGTATATCGTTTTGTCGGTAGCGACATGGATCAGGGCAACGTTTGTCTCATAGCTGGCGTGGCAACGGTGATTATGTTGTGTGCGGTAGGTGTGCAGTCAATTAAGCAGATAGATGCAGGCAATGTAGCAATTGTTATCAACTCCCCCAATGAAGATATGAAGGGTGAAACTTTCACAAATGGATGGTATTTCAATCCTCTGTTCATAACGTCGAATGTTGAAACCATCAGATATAATACGCAAGTTATAGAATATGCAGGGTTTGATAATTCTGATGACGTGGTGGGGTCTATTACAGGAATAAGTAAAGACTTACAGACAATATTTATGGATGTTGCAATAGCATACAATATAAAAGAATCTGATGTTAAAAACATGAGATATACATTCGGTGAAGACTGGAGAGGAATTATTGACCAGGTCATCAGAAGTGAACCGAGAAAAGTTTGCTCATCTTATGAAGCAGAGGAATTGATGAAGAGAACGAGAATAGAGGGTGCGACATCTAAGAATCTTGAGAAGGAAATGTTTGACGCTGTTGTGTCTGAGTTCAAGGCTAAGAAGTTCCCCATTAATGTAGTAGGAATATATGTGAGAGAGATTAGAGTGCCAGATGAGTTCGCTAAGTCTATTGAGCAGAAACTTGTAGCAGAACAGATGAAGGAAAAGGCGAAGATCGATGCTGAGAGAATTGAGATTGAAGCAAAAGCATTAGCCGTCAGATTACAGGAGGAAGCCATAGGAGAGGCGGAAGCGATGAAAACTATTGCTGATGCTAAAGCTTATGCAATCAACATCTTGCTTAAAGAGTTCTTAGACGAGGCTTCTGATGGGGATGTTGCATTACAGATGATGCTCGCCAAATTATACATTGACGCTTTAGTTGACCCCAATTCCAACATTACCTTCGTTATTGTTGGAGATGGTGCTGGCGGGTATGTCGTAGTGCCACAATTGCCTTAATAAGGCGATGCAAAACCTTTTATACTATTTTTATGTATACCCATACATGACCAAATGCAAATTTAATGATCGCGGGAGATGTATGCATTACAGTTCGAACGGAGAGTCGTGCCAAGAAGAGGAACTGTGTAAGATGAGAGAAGAGATGTTCAAACGGCCAGACAAACCAAGTCTGGAGGGATTTGAAGATGTACTAAAAAACATAATAGATGTCATTGATGATACATACGGAGAGTCATACCGGGCGAACAATGAATATGGAGAAAAAGATTTTGAGTTGTACGAAAAAGGCGTACAACTCGCAAAGGATGCAGTTACTAATTATTGTAGGTTGAGAATACAGGAAATTAATTCTCCATTTACGTATCGCCCAAGAACAGTTCAGATAGAAAAGACATTGGGTGACGAGAATGAAAAAGTATATCTGATGTCGAGGTGTTATAAATGTGGGAAGATGGCTAAATGGTACTTTGATAAGACATTAATCAATAAATGCTCAGAGTGCGGGTATGAATTTATAGGTAATGTAGGCAAAGATTGGTGACCATATGCATGATGCTGAGATTAGAGAGATAATAGGAGATATAATTAGTGTTCTAGGGAGTATAGATTTGTCCCTTAAAGTAATCAGTGGTAGAACCACACAATTGCTTGCCATAAGGGAGGATGAAAAAAATGAGTAAGTTTTATGGGCCAGGGCAACATGGGTATTACTTCGAGGTAAAGAAGAGACAACAAATGTATGAAAGAAAGATTGAAGATGCTAAAAAATGCGTACATTACAATAAAGAAACACGAGAGTGTGAAAAAGTCATAGAAGGATTACCAAAAATCCCATGTGTATTCCGTGTTATGTTCGGGGGGTGCGCTGATGTGATAACCAACAAAACAATGGAGGTAGAAATGAATGCCCTAACTGAAGACTTATCTGCATATAAAATGGACGCGATATCAAAGATGCTGAGATTGTCACTTCACTGCGCGAGGAATGAACAAGGGAGATGTTCTCTGATGGAGGGTAAGTGCAGACAATATATTATTGCATCAGAAGGGTGCTTACATTTCGTGGTGAAAGAATGACGTTCGAAGATATAATAATACATAAGGTCTTGTGTGACGCCTATGTCAGCGATGAATGCAGGCACATTGATAAGATAGAGGGGTTATACGATCCCAATGGATTAATGGCAGGATTCTCACGAATGGGTTGGCACATACATGGCAATTATGCAGTGTGCCCAGAGTGCGTTATTGTGATGAAACAGAAACAGCAAGAAAAAATATAAATATGAATATGTAATTGAGGGATAGGAGAATATAATATGTCTGAAGGAAAATATCTGGCTTATATGGCGAAAGTAGTAAAGGTGATACCTTTGAAGAAGGTAAAACATCTTGAATGTGTTGTGTTAGATAATAAGTGTGGGTGTGTGGTTCGCAAAGATGATGGGTGGGAGGTGGGCGACGAAGGAGTGTATATGGCGCCCGGTGCCATAGTCCCAAGAACCCCCGAATATGAATACATGAGAAAATTTAACTACAAGGTAGAAAAAAGATTGATATGTGGGCATTGGTCAAACGGAATGTTTTTATCTAAAGAGTGTTTGAAAGAGTATGTAGGAGATAAAATGAATCTGACCAATACTTTCAGTCTGCCACGCCCAGCAATTACCTATACCTATATGAAAAGCCCCTTATATAAATCTCGTAGTACTTCTGCATTAGATGTATGGGTTAGCAGTGGCAGAAAGACACTGAGTACAGAGATTGGAGAATTATATGTCTCATCAATTACTAATGGCCCATCTGGGACAATAGAACTAACCACTGTGAGGCCCTGATATGAAATTTTTCAGATATAAAAACGGGAATTACACCGTAACAATTTCTCCTGAAGATGGGACAAAAATCCGCCACACTGACGATGATGAGTTCGACGCAGAGTTTCCCGAGAACATAGACATTAAGACGACGAATTGGTGCAAAAGGGGGTGTGAATTTTGTCATGAACGTTCCAGTGTGCACGGTAAACACTCAGATGTATTCGTTCTTAATGCACCGAAACCCTGTAAGGACACATTAGCATCTGGTTATGCGTTCTTAGACACGCTTAGGCCATACACAGAAGTGGCTTGTGGGGGGGGCAGTATAACATCATGGCCTTATCTGGATTTTATGCTTAAGTTCATGAAAGATAAGAGAATATTCGCGAATATAACTGTACACATGGATGAGCTACTGGAAAACCAAGAAAGAATACAATCATATATAGACAACGAGTTAGTCAAGGGGGTCGGTGTTTCAGTTGGGCGTTTCGACAAGAAGGTATTCGACTTTGCTAGAAAGAATCCAAATGTTGTATTGCATGTTATTGCAGGGTATCATGATGTCGGACATGTACAGGGGGCATACGGACTCGCTGGGCTGAAATTGCTTATATTGGGGTATAAGAATTGGGGCAGGGGTAAAACACTGCTGGATAAAGACCCGACATTCCATAAGGAATTAGAAAAAAACTTAGATGAATGGGAGAGTAAATTAGATGTACTCAGAGAAATGTTCAAAGTGGTGGCGTTTGACAACTTAGCATTAGAACAGTTACATGTTAAAGATCACGTTGACGCCGATACTTGGTCTCGCTTCTACATGGGTGACGATGCAAAACACACGATGTATATCGATCTCGTAAAAAAAGAATACGCTGCCAATAGCACAAGCCGCAAGAGATACAAACTCTTAAATAATATAGATGATATGTTTAGGAATATTAAAGGTACAATGTCAGAAGGTAAATGATATGAAAACTACAAAAAGAAATAATATATGGGAAACCAACAGCTCAAGTATGCATGCGATGACCCTCCCATTAGAAAGAGGAGAGACGGGGGTTAATCTAGATAAAGTAAAATGGAAGTTTGACTTGGACAGATACGATGCATCGGATTTTGATGCATACGGTGGACCTACATTAGACAATCCTAAAGATATAATCTATTACTGCTACGTAGCCATATTGCAACATCAGGAATGGGGCAAAGAATGGGCATACGACGCAGAAGAGGCACTTAAGTCATATTTACCCAACTGCATATTCGTTAGACCAGATGAGATGGAAGATGAATATGGTTGTGTTAAATGGAGCATAAATCACCAGAGCAATGACGCTGAGTTCGTCAAAATGATGATAAATGATAAAGAACTGTTTAAAGACGTTGTTCTCAACGGGAGCATACACCTTTGGTGTGATGGAGAATGGGGTAGAGATGTCAGTAATTTCTCTAGAGTAGTTCTGTCCGATGGAAGAGATGTTAAGGAAAAATGGGAAAAATATGGAGAGGATGCAGAAGATGAAGACAACGTATAGAGCGGGCACATTCGAAACCAATTCATCCTCGTGCCATACCTTGATACTTCCTCGTAAAACTGATTGGGAAGATAAAAGTTTCGACCCCAATACATTCAAGATGACTGTTAAGCTAACTAGAAAAAACTCAATAGAGTTTGGGGCTTATTCGGGGGGGATACTAACTACTATGAGAGAAAAACTTCTTTACATGTGGTGTGCCATATGTCACAACAAACGCATACATCAACCGTGGGCAAATTACGCAGAGAGGGCAATAAAAGAGTGGCTTCCTTCTTGTATATTCGTAACGCCCGAACTGAGTGGGAGTGAAGATTGGGCGTGTATCAATCATCAGAGTCAAGACTGTGCGTTTGTAGAGCATATTATGTGGAGTAAAGAGTTATTCTACAATGTGTTGCTCCATGGTAAAATATCTTTACAATCAGATAGTAGAGAGCACATAGATGATTATGAATATGATATTGTAAAAGAGGCATAATAATGAGAACAACTACCAGATTTAAGATTTTTGAGACAAACTCATCATCTACACACACATTAGTTATTCTTAATCAACAAGACATGGATGCATTGAAAAGAGAAGAAGGAGATGGGTGGATCAAAAGAGATGTTACAGACCCTCACGAGCGCAAGTTCTTTACGGCTAAAGAGATTGTTGAGACAGAAGAGTTTAAGAAATGGAGATTAGAAAATCCCGACTTAGAAAAATACAACGATACGGATGATAGTTGGGTCTACGACTATGATAAATATTGTAATATAGATATCACTGTTCCGAGTAAATTTGAAAGGGGGACCTTATATAGAGCAGATGATCCCTATGACAACAATTTGGTAGATGCAGATATAGTCATAGACACGGAAAAAGGCCCATTGTATATTATAATTGGAGAGTGGATGTCATGAAGGCCGTTATACGTAAGGCTTTATTTGAGACAAACAGTTCAAGTGTACACGGCATAGTGATATGCACAGAAGATGAAGCTAAGCGGATAGTAGAAGACAACATATGGTTCAAGGAAGACGGCCCGGACGGGATGGAGATTAAGACCTTCGACGAACTGATGAGTGACCTTCAATACTTAGCAGATTATAAAGATTGGCTTGGGGGTTATGAGGACACGCCGGAGCTTTTCAGAGATTTCCGCTATGAACAAGATGATTGGAAGTGTTTGAGTGAGATGGGTGAAAATGGAGCGCAGTGGGAATGGAAGGTGCGCGTGAAGGGTGAGTATAAAGGACTCGGAGTACTTAGTTATACCTATTGGTCTTAAAACTTCTTATTTATTTTTAATAAAAATTAAGTTGACTACAAAACGTAATCAACTGGAAAATGAAAAAGTGACTACTCACTACGTTTAACTTCTATGGCATTTATAGATATGCTGGGGTTAAGTTCTTCATCGAACGTTACTTTAGCGTATCCTATTTCGTTCGGGGGAAGGCACATTCCCTCTTCATAAGAACTTCTCCCCTGCGGATATGCAGACAACATAGTCCCACATATGGTTACATATCCTGGTTTCCACGTAGGTGCTCCATTCGCGTCCCTAGTGGGCTTTGCAACCGCAGCCGTGGATAGCGAGTGGTGATGCCCGAAGAATAATAGATCAGCATCCCAGTAATTAGTGAATATAACAGCCTTGTTAATAGGCGCACCTTTTGTAATACCGCCACCACTACCGTGAGCGAATACTATGCTTTTCTTTTGTCCTCTACCATTAGTTATATCTAAAAGCCCCACTTCTCCCGCGTAGGGTATATTGTTGTCGTAACAGAAATTCATCACAGGGTCAATTGTTGTTTCTTTTATAATTCCTCTCTCATGGTTTCCTATCACCATCCCCAAACACTTATTCGCCACGGGTTTCAATAGGTCAGACATCTTGCGTATCTGGTCGTTGATATCAACTTCTCTGGCAGAGGCATCATAGAATTTGTGATGGGGTGCTCTCCCCTCTATATAATCCCCGAGACCAATCCAGTAAGCATTCTTATTACGCTTAATTGGGTTTAATACATGTTTTATAAAATCCTTCTCTCTAAAAGATTTCAAGCCAATGTGAAGATCGTTCACGAATGTTATTGTAAACTCTTTAGATTGTATTTCTTTCTTCAAATGATACATGCTCGTACATGGTGTTTATTATATATAAATGCATCGTTACAGATACGATTCTATAATGGGCATGGCCCATGGAAGAATATAAAAGTAAACAGCTGTGAGAATGGATATTCCAATAGAGCGGAATATTACTGTTAGTACTGTGAACTTTTTCCAACTCATATTGCTCGACCCGCATGCTACCGCCATGAGATCATCTGGCGCGATGAGTAATAAGTACCACAGGGGAAGTATTTTTGCTCCTTTCTTATCTAATGTGTCCAATGTTTTATCCAACGAACCATCGCCAAACAATAAACCAATTAATCCTCTGCCCCCATATCTCCCAAAGAAGAATAGTATTTGTGATACGATAAAAGCACCTATAACATTGAGAAGCACTACGGTCCAGAACGCGTCATATCCAAATATTAGTACACCAACTGCACAGAACAATGCCGTGCTACCTGGGATGAAGCATAAGCAACACGCCTGAACTACAAATATTACTAAGTATAATACGTAAATATTCCCCGATTCGATGAACTCTGCTAGCCCCTCCTGCGATAGTAGCCCCAGTGCGTCAAATACAAAATAGAATATCACAGAGATTGTTATAAGTATTGTGAACAGCACCATCAATCTTAAAATAAAGTGCATAATACCAGCGAGATATACGTTGTACTATTTAAAAGCTCCGTACAAATCCTTATATATTACCAAGATATACTCATTGTGAGGTTGACTTCATGAAGAAGACAGAGGATAAGAAAGAGTATATGTATGAGAACTGGTGCGACAAAGATAAAAAATGGGTCACAACTAGATGTAAGAAATACAAATCGTCAGAATCATGGGAGTCGAGCAGGACGTGCCTCGCCTGCATTCACGAAGGGAAGTACCGCAGGGTACAAAAGGATGGGAATTAAAGATGTCAGATAGAGATGTAAAAAACCAAGAGCACTATACAAGCGGAAAATCAGAGCCGATAGAGGTAATGAGATATTTGGGCCGAAAGAAAGAATGCATATTCGACTTCAAGAGCTATTGTATGGGCAATATGCTAAAATATTTAGTCAGATATCCACTTAAGAATGGAATCGAGGACCTGAGAAAAGCAAGAGTCTATGGAGAGTTTCTTTTCAACTTCCAAGAAGTCAGAGATATTAAAACAGAAGTGAGCGTTGATCTTGCCTCCAAGTATACGATAGAGTTATCACATTGGAATAGTAACACTCCCGAAACATTGACAGAGAGGGAGTTCTGCATGACAAACGCTATCGCATTGGCAGGAGAAAGTAACCCTGACCAATTGTATGCGCTGCGCCATGTTATCTATGCAATGTGCAACGAAGAAAAAGCAGGTTTTCTGATTCATCTGATTGATAATCTAATTCAAACAGAGAAAAAGAAACAGTCGTGATAGAAAAATATATATACTATAAAGTATATACCGACTATCACATGGGAATAGCCCAATCTGTTTTCTGCCTTTTAGAGTCTAGGGCTGGAATCGTTCGTAAAGAACCCTTTCACTACCTTTTCCGTCTTGCGCCTAACACATTGCGCCAATTTCCATGTAGAGTCGTTAATCTTGATACTAAGGAAATTTGTACAGATATTATTTCTAAAGTGTACAAAAATTCTCCTTCGCCTACACTAATCATAGAAACAGAGGATGCATATGAGTTACAGTGCACACCCGAGACACAAATCTGGACCCCTATGGGATGGATATCAGCGCAGTCTCTCCAAATTGGGGACATCATTTGGACAAATGGAGAACCAGAGGAACGATACAAAGACAAAGAGTTCTTGCTTAAGTGCAAAGAAAAAGGAATGAAGTATGCTGAGATCGCTGAGGCATGTAATATATCTGAGAGAACCATCAGGTACTATTTCAAATTATACAATATAAATGAGGGAAAGACGGGGTCACTAAAAGGTGAGGACAACCCTAATTATAAAGGGGATAAACGTTCTGTCAAAGGGTCGTATATGGAGATGAAATCTATGGCTATAGAGAGATATCACAAAGGTATGCTTCCTGAAAATATCATACTCAACGAAAAAGGATTATTTTTTGGTAAATGTGAGTATTGCGATAATGAAGCAGAACTCCACATCCATCACAGAGATCATTTACAATTTAATAACGCCATAGATAATCATGTGTTTCAATGTGCCCTTTGCCATAGAGTATCTCACTCTGGTTATACGATTAGGCATGTTAAAAAATCCTCTATATCCAACATATATGCTAGTTCTTGCGATGAAACTTTCGATGTGTGTATCCCCCATGGAAACTATGTTGCTAACGGATTTATAATAAAGGGGGCACAGTGATGTATTGGGTATATGCTTTTAGATATTTACCTGACAACAGGCTTTATATCGGGATAACTAATAACATCCTGAGAAGGTTTGAGGGGCACGCATCGGGTGGCAAAACTGCGTTTGACCGTTTTTTTAAAAAACATATAGATAACTTCACACTAGAAATCATATGTACATGCGAGGATGAGAGTACTGCGTGCGCCTTGGAGCGCCACGTGATTAAAAAGTTGAATACTATGGTGCCCTTCGGTTTCAATATGACGGCGGGAGGGAACGGAACCAAGCCCAAGGGTAATAAACCCGTAGTTAATCTAGATACTGGGAAATGTTACGCCAGCATCGACGAGGCATCCATAGATATTTGCTCCAATAGGTCTACTATGGAACAGGTACTGAGGGGTGAAACTCTGAGGTGTAAAGGGTATCGTTGGGGTTTTTTACACGATTTGTCAGAAATGCCTGAAAAAAAAGAAGTTGAGCCTAGAAAAACCAGTCTAAGTAAATGGGTAAAAAACGTAGAAACAGGAGAGATTTTTCACGGAGTGGGTGAAGCAGGGAAATCCATAGGTAAAAGTGGCAAATGTATTTCAAATTCAATACTGGAAAAAGACACATGTGGGGGATATCATTGGGAAAATGCAGTAATAGAGAACAACTACATCCACACAAATATTAAAAAGAAAGTAGTCCTGTTGGATAGAGGAATAGTTTTTACAGACATTAAAGAAGCCAGTTCTAAAACACAAGTATCCATATATAGCATCAGACAATCAATAAGGATTGGTTGTAGAGGCGGGGGATTTAGGTGGAACTATTTAGATAATATAACTGAAGACCAGCGTGGTGCACTATCTTCTACAGAACAAAAGGAGGTAAACCATGAAGAGGAGATATAATTGGTAAGTGCGTTAACAAGAAAATATAGAAGGATGAGAATTTTAGAGATAATAGCTAATGAATTTGAACCCTACGAAGAGTTCACTTCGAGAGAAGTGTTAGATTGCTGGAGCAGAATAAAAATATGCCCCAATGACAGAAGACGAATGATGAGGCCCACAGACAAGGAGTGCTGCCGTATAGTCAGCGGGATTTCAGAACTTGTAAAAACAAGAGAACCTAATTCTCCACACAATGTTTATTATAAGACAGACAATTTTAAATACGATGAAAGAGATTTACAGGAGATAATTGATGGCGATGACGATACATTACTCAAACGATCTTGATGCGTTAAGCGATAGAACGATAGAATATTGGGGTGCAAGTGCACAAACAGACATGGTGATAGAAGAGGCCTCAGAGCTTATCAAAGCATTATGTAAGTGGAAACGCTATGGAGGAGTAGAACATGAAGGCAAGATTTTAGATGAAATTGCAGACATGTATGTTGTACTTAATACTCTTAAAAGAATAATGAAAGTACCTCACGAAGATATGGAATTGTATATTGCAGCAAAGGTCAGTCGGACTAATCAGAGATTAGATGAAGAGGATGACGTCATAGAAGATATGCATTACTGACCCTCAAACTTTTTTATTATTTAAAGGCTTCCATTGCTCATTAACATTGTTAATGCGAGGGCTTATATATTTGCTGTTGCTATCACATCGAGTGATTATAATGAGCGATGATAGTGCAACAGAACAGAGTATTTTTATACAAACACAATCAGATGAGAAACAGGGATGGAACAAGCAGAAGATAATAGATTCTCTAATAAAAGAGACTACGATCTCTCATACTGACGCTGATTTTATAGCAGGAATTACAGAGAGAAAGTTATTGAGTATGGAGTTACCATTCTACACGAGCGACCTTATCAGAGAGATGGTTAATATGTATCTATTAGAATATGGTTTCGGAGATATATGTGTGCAATATCAAAGGATAGGTATTCCTCTATATGATATAGAAACAAGAATATTAAATCACAATAAAGAAAACAGTAATGTGCCCAAGGGGCCGGAGGCCACAAATCTATCAATCGCAGGGGATATAAAAAAGAAGTTCGCACTGTTCAAAGTTTTTAGTAAAGATATATCTGATGCGTATTTAGACGGGAAGATTCATTTACACAATTTAGATATGGTAGATCGGCCGTACTGTGGGGGGCAAAACCCTGCGTATGTTGCGAAATTTGGATTAGATTTCCCCACCTCCATGTCCGCAGCCAAGCCAGCAAAGACCGCAGAGATATTTATAGACCATATAGTTAAGCATTCTGCTATGCTTCAGGGAAGTTTTGCAGGCGCAATAGGGTGGGACGCGATCAATACGTTTGTATCTCCCTATTTGGAAGGGTATGATTATAAAAGAATAAAACAGTGTGCTCAGGGGTTGATATTTGAGTTTGCACAGCAGGCGGTCGCAAGAGGGGGTCAATCTACATTCAGTGACCTCAATATATATTTCAATTGCCCGCCGTTCTATGCAGATGTAGATGCCATTGGCCCAGGGGGTGTGCCTACTGGAAAAAAATATAAAGACTATATTAAAGAAGCAAAATTGTTCGCCAAAGCATTGTTTGAGGTTTATTTAGAGGGAGATAAATATGGTAAGCCTTTTTTCTTCCCCAAATCACAAGTTCATATTTGCGAGGGTTTGTTTGATGAACCTGACCATGATGATTTTATGACGTTGATATGTAAGGTTGCGGCAGAAAAAGGAAATACATATTTCGTTTTCGACCGCACGGATGACCCTTGTCTGGCGCAATGCTGCCGGCTTAAGATACAATTGAGGGGGAAGGATGTGGATGAAATGTCCACACCGTGGAAAGTCAGACACAGCGCACTCAACATAGTCACAATTAACTTACCTAGAATGGCCGTAGAGGCCGTGAACGAAGATGAGTTGATGCGGAACATATCTGATATGATATTGTTGGGCGTAAGGGCTAATGTGGAGAAGCGTGAGTTCATTCGGAAATTATTATCTCAGGGTAAAAATGGTAATTTAGCAACACTCTGCATGAATCATGATGAGGAACCTTACCTCAGAATAGACAGAGCTAAAGGCCTGATAGGAATGGTTGGGTTAAATGAATGTGTACAAATTATGACGGGGGATGAAATGCATGAGTCTCGAGATTCGACATTGTTGGGGCTTAAGATTATATCACATATGAAGAAAGAATGTGAGAGACTTGCAGAAGAGTTTGGTATGGAGACTATATTGGAGCAAACGCCAGCCGAGTCCACAGCGTACAGATTTGCTAAAATGGATTTAAATCGCTTCCCAAAAATAAAAAATGTAGTTAAAGGTAATGTAGAAACAGGAGACGTGTATTATACAAATTCTTCATATATAAATGTCGGGGCGGATGTATCAGTAATTGATAGGATAAAGACAGAGGGTAAATTCCACCCATTTATCCCAGCTGGAAGCATGACCCATGTTTGGTTGGGGGAATATAAACCCGATGTAGAAGGTATAAAAAAATTAGTAATAAAAACATTTGAGAACACGAACAATGCACAAATATCCTTCAGCCCCGAGTTCACCACCTGTAACGATTGTGGTAACACAGGGAGAGGCATGCAAGACTCGTGTGAAAACTGCGGGTCTAAGGATGTTGATTTTATATCTAGAGTAACTGGTTACCTCTCCAGAATGTCATCGTGGAACCCTGGTAAGTGGGCAGAACTAAAAGATCGCCATAGAAATAATATTTAAAACGTTTTAAATAATTCAAGTTGCATATACATCATGGTGACTCCTTGATACCGCTGGTAAAAGTACTACTGAACACACTCGTATTCTTGTTAACATTCATATTCTTATGTTTGATGATGAGCTTGGCAGAGATATTCATAGCACAGATGGATTTATCATTCTTCACTGGTGAGGTTTGGTTAGTTCCTGTGATGTCTATCGCTGGAGCATGCATTATAATGTTAGCAACTTCTATTGAATCATTAAGAGACTTCATAGAAGAGACTGAATATTAAACCCTTTAATATTTTTCTAATTTATATCCTGTGATATGTAGCATTAATCCTTCTGGTGCTACATGAGATGGCATTTCCATTTTATCCCACGCCCCCATTCTTATTTTAGAATCGTCAATACCAGTGCCTTGTGTGAATGCGTCATTTACCGCCCTGATTAATTTGTCCCCATCGGGTTTTACAAACATCGGGAGGAATCCCTTAGTCTTTTCATAACATTTATTGGCTTGTTTCTCTCTAACCTTTGGAGCGTGGAAAAGGAATAAATAATCAAACTTATAGTAATCAAACTCCTTGAGTTCTTCTGCCCATGGGGCAATCTCTTGTGCAATCTTCTCCCTCCAAGGTTTGAGTTTCTTGTGATTTTGATCAACCAATTTCCCCACCCCGTAATTAATTTTCGATCCTTGTGGTATCGGCCTACCATCAATCTCAAAGTAAAAAGTATCTCCATTTCTTCCACTCACTCTATCACCTCTATCAAATTAGATTTCATAACTTCAATCGCATATCTGTGTCTTTCAGGGGTTGTTCCTACACAACAATTCCCATGTAACCAAATAGTTACCGAAGGGAATCTGCTTCTTAAGTATAAAGCCGTATTGATAACACAAATATCAGTCAGTAATCCACACAGATGTATTTCAGCAGGGTTTCCCCCGCACACCCTCAAAATAGCCCTACAGAGGCTCGTAGTGGGCATAAACACCTCTTTGTCTGCATACGCGACTCTCGTGCTTCTAGAGGCCCGCAACACGTCTGCATCAAGCCACCACCCTCTGGTGTTGACGTCGCAGTGTATAGGCCATTTCTTTCCTTCTAATGTATTATTAAATATATTGGGTTCGTGCATATCCATTGTAAAAACTATTGGCTCTCTCCTGTCGGCATATTTCTTAACTAGGCCAACCACACATTCATGTACTCTTTTTGTGTCTTTATCCATCCCTTTGAGAAAATCAACCTGCACGTCTACAACGATAAGAACCATTTTATGTTTTCCTCCATGGCTCAAGTACAATTTCTTTTATCCCATCTCTTATTTTTAAATTGAGTTCTTCATCGGGTTCTTTGGACATATATGACTCTTTACACCCTTCAGCCAACTCTATTTGTAACCCTATCATATCTTTAATGTCTTCTATATTCATATATCCTTCCTTGATATGTTTCAAGTGATTCTCGGTATATATATGACTCCCAGGGGACCTAACGCACTGTTCGTAATTGGTGAAATTATTGCCAGCATAATCCCTAATCATATATAGCCCCCTTAGAGCATGCATCGCCATCTTCGGGTCATATCCATGCTTCTCTACTAATTCCTTAGTATTCGATGTTCCTTTTTCTAAATATTTAATTTTGTTGAGCACTATACCCATAGATGCATTATATAGATAAGGGAGGTTTATTCTTGCTATGTTCTCCCTGTCTCTAACTAACCACACATAATCATCATATATGCAAATATCTTTGGAGAATAATATTTCCAGATAACTGGGGTTGCTTTTCCACAACAAACCAGGAAGTTTTCGTATGTCGTGTATTCTTATCTCGTATGGCTCGGGAAACCAATCTTTCCCCCCACGATTATCCAAGGTGGTGCCTTTTAATTCTTTGAAATAATGATTGTTATGATACATTTCTTCTAAATATGGGCTGGTAAAACCTATAAAATCATAGTCAGATGCCTCATTGTGAAGATTGTAATTTCTACTTCCTACCAATGCTATAAATGCAACATCGCGATCATCTTTAACACGTATCATTTCTTCCGCTTCACTCGCCTTCATAAAATCTCTCCTTTCAAAATATTAGCTCTGTGTGTGAATTTTTCCTTCATATCCTTGTCGTCAGTAGCTAAACTCTCTAAAATGCACCCTATTTTGTATATATTTTGCATGAAATAATCGTTTGTATTATCTATACCTTTTTCTTTCCAGTATTTTTCAGGGTCATGCTCTAATATAATCTTCATTTCGCCCAAGTCATCACCTGCATTGGGTGCTCCATAGAAGAAATGAGGGTCTAATATCTGCACATGGTCCTTCGCTCTTTTTAGCCCCCAAAAACCCCCGCCTATCAAGTATGTGGCGAACGAAACTAATAATTCATCGTCTGACTCTAAAATGTATTGCCCTATGTTGTTGGATACTATCTCATACCTCTGATTCATCTATCTCATCCTCCTCTGTTGATTGCTCTAATCTATAATCTGATACATGTTCGATGTATTTTAATTTATCGCAATTCGCACAACACTTCCTACTCTTGATAACTTTTACAACTACTTGTGGGTCGAGAGCATATCCCCTGCAATAAGTATCTTTATCTGCATCGATCATAGATACTTGCTCATCTTTGTATGAACAATATAGTCTCCGATATATTCTTTCTTCTTTGTTCCCTTTAGTCTTAACAACTTCTTTCTTAAGTATATTTTGTAATAGGTCTGAATGTAAATATCGCTGATGTGTCTCCAGGGCGATCAATGTCCTGAAATTCTCCGCACAGTAACCACACGACCACACGACATCAGCCATTTTCGCACGCTTCCACTATCTCTTGACACAATTCATACGGTATTCGTCCTCTGTCTTTTGCCCCTTTTATGCCCTGCGTCCCACACTTCGAACCTCTTGGTGCTCTCTCGTGGTGGCAGTCGGGATTGCCGTTATGACACGCCTTTCTCGGAGTCCATATTCGATACGCATTGCTCCAGATGTCTGTCGGCTTCATTCGTGAATCTCCATAGGTACAGTAGGTCACTGTCTTCATTTCATATGGATGATGATGTCGGCTATGTATTGTGAAGTTGTCGTGTAGTGAGGGGAATATCTTTCGTAGCATTCCACGAGGATTCTCCATGAACCAGTATTTGGGACGGCAAGCACTTATTATCTCAAGTATCTTATATATATTATCCATCCCCTTCTTTGTCTCTGGTCTGAGCGGAGTATACTTCTCTCCCTCCTTCTTCCAATTGTGACAGATGGCTGCCACGCTGAAAACCGTGCAATCAGGAGATGCCCATATTACATCGGGATATCCGTGTTCCTTGATGAATCTGTATGGGTCAAAGTCCGCTATATCCATGCAGTATGTGGGATTGAATTGTTTATCAAAGTCCAATGTGTAGCACTCATGCCCTCTTGCCCTGAATGCGTTAGAGATTGACTCTGTGCCCGAAAAAAGTTCAAGAATTATCAATATTTAACACCTTCCTTCCATATTTGCCATCATCTACTCTAAAATAGTCCCCTTTTTCTGTATCAATCCAGTGTCTTGTCTTACATTTACTGCATACGCATATTTCCTTTACATTCTCTATCTCTGAGTGAGTTCCGCAGGTCACACATTCGGTAATCATAACATCCTCCATTTTTTATCCATTATTACCATCGGAATTATCTCCCGTCGATTTCAATATTCGATGAATAATTGATAACATACCCCTCGTCTTCGAATTTCTCCCCCCATTTTTCAAACTGCTTACGGGCATTATAAAGGCCGACTTGATACCACTGGTAAATTGTTCCATCGCGATTCAAGTCTCTTCTGAATATAATCCCTTTAACATCGCTATGATATTCCAACAACGCCATCAGAACCACCCATCCTTAATCCCTTCAAGTATGTGTTGGACCACTCCCACTGTGTACGAGTTACCAATCAGGCGATATCTATGAGTGGCGCAGATTTCTGTACCGTTTTCATCATATTTAGTCCACCCAGAGGGATATGTTTGTAATCTCTCTGCCTCTTCTGGATTTATTTTTCTGATGAATTTCTTAAATTCTTCCAGAGTGAACTCCTTTTCTACGCCATTGATTATCAGCGATGGGATGTGCCCGCCCCCTGATGCTGTGCGGATTGTCGGAGATTTCCCAAGATATATTCTCGGTCTCGTTTCTCCGAATCCTCCATATATATTTGAAAGTGATATTGCGTGATACACGACCTGACCCTGATTCTTTTTGAAATATTCTCTATGAGTAGTTCTGCCTATGCTTGCAATGATGGCGTGTGCTTTATCACGATCCACGAGTGCATCTTTGTCAACTACATCTTCGAGCATTATGTTCTTGTCAGTAACCAATCCGATGGGAATGTTAGTCCAGTACAATCTTTTTCTCATTTGGGCTGAAAATTTGTCGCTATTTATAAGATGAGGTCTGACTCCAAGCAATTCAGAGATGATATCTACACTCTCTTTACTCATCATAACGTTTTCAAGTAGAAAATACCTGGGACTCAATTCCTTAAATAATCTGATATATTCAAGCATTAATTGTCCACGAGGGTCATCAAATCCCTTTTCGTATCCGCACCTGCTGAAACTTTGGCACGGTGAACCCCCGATAAGTAAGTCTATTTTGGGTAAATCGGTTGCGCGAATATTTCGAACGTCCCCCAATTCTATAGTGTCTGGATAGTGTTTTCTCATTACAGATATGGCATGAGGGTCTATTTCCGACGAGAAGTACTTGTCCACGAAGATTCCTGCCCTATCGAGTGCGAGTCTTGCGCCACCCACCCCATCAAACAAACTCAATACGTTCATCATATATTCCCTCTATATGTTCTCTCATATATAATATTTCTCCTCTTCGTATTGTTTTTTAGTATCTATTTTTTTACTCTCGGCTT